GCACGGAATTTCATGGAGTTCATGGTCTTGTCCTTTCGGAGAAAAGGCCCGGCGGCACGTGGCCACCGGGTAAAGGGCCCTTACAAGCCCTGGCCACCGAGAAAGAATCAGGCCTGCGTGAAGGCCGAGCGGCCCGGCACGTAGTACTGGATGGAGATGCGAGCCTGGCCGGCCGTGGCAGCCGCGCCAGCCTGGGCCAGCAGCGCCTTGAGGCTCTGCGCCGTGGGATGACGGAAGCCGGTGATGGTCAGCGCCGTGCGGCCTGCGGTCTTCAGGTCGATGGGCGCAGCGGTGTAGCGGTCGTCGTCGGCCGTGTCGCCCAGCTTCAGCGTGGCGCTCGTCGCCGAGTTCCAGGCCGTCAGCACGGTGACATCGCCGCCAACCAGGATAGCGTTGCCAGGCAGGTCGAATGCCGGTTCGGCAGCGCCATAGGCGACGGGATCAGCAAAGCCGATGTCCAGATAGGCGACGATCAGCTCCTGGCGAGAGGGGTTCTTTTTGATGGGCATGGTGCGCTCCTTCAACCGCACAGGGAGAGAGCACCGGGACCGGCAGGCCCCGGCGAGAGGCCTGCTTACGGCAGGTAGTGGTCGATGGTGAAGAGGCCGAAGTCCTCGACCGACTTGTTGTAGATCGAGTAGAACTGGGGCTTGAGGAAGCCGACCAGCTTGTCGATGTTCAGGCCCACCTGGCTGTTGTACTGGAACGTCTTCTCGTCCCAGTCGCCAGGGCCCAGATCCGCCATGCCCAGAGCCTGGGCGCCGCAGACCAGCGTGCGGGTGCCGTTGACGTTGCCGCCCGCGCCCCACTTCTGGCCGGCGGCCGCACCCTTGGTGTTGTAGACCAGGTTGAACTCGTGGATCACGGCACCGTCGAGGGTGACGGTCGCGCCTGTGAAGAAGGGAGAGTTCTGGCCATCCTTCGCCGCCACAGCCGTCACTGCCTCACGATAGGCCTGATCCTGCTTCAGCAGGCCCAGCGTACCGGGCTGCACGAACACCACGTAGTGAGGCTTGCCACCAGCCATCAGCGGCTTGATGCGGTTCTCCTTCGCGTAGGTGGTCGCCTGAACGATCATCTTGTAGTTGGGCACGAACGACGATGCGATGGCGCCGGTGTTCGACAGATCGAGGCCCGAGCCGTCCCACATCAGCGAGCGCTTGGCGCTGGGCGGGCGCACGTCGGCCGCGAAGTCCAGGCTGGGGAAGACCGAGCCGGCATCGCGCCGGGAGCCGTCGTTGTTGAACTCGTAGCTGATGCCCGACATGGTCAGGAATGCCAGCTGGTCGCAGCGGTTGGCCAGCCAGTAGGACAGCTTGTCGCGGCCCTGCTGGCGGAAGTTGATGGTGCTGCGCTGGTCGGACAGCTTGCCGGTGTTCTTCACGCCATGGCTCAGCAGGTCATACGTGATGATCTGGCTGTGCGACTGCATGGATTCTTCGTTGCCTTCGCGCTCGTTGTCGCCGCGAACACCGTCGCCGACCAGGTCTGCCACCAGCTGGATCACGCAGGCCTCGGCGCCCTTCTCGTTCTTGGTCAGCTCCTTGACCACCTGGATGATGTTGTTCTCGCCCTTGCCCGCGAACTTCTTGAGAAACATCAGGTCGCGCGCGGCGCCCCAGGTCTCACGGGCCCAGGCCAGCTTCTGGACTGGGGTCAATGCAGCAAAATTGGTTTCCATTTCATGCTCCTGGAAGTTGGTTCACTTTTCGGGACATGACGCCGCCCAGTTGCGAGAGACATGGCTTTGGGCGGCCAAGGGCGCCAGGCAGCTTTACGCCCGCCCAGGGCGACAACCCGTTGAGTCTGAGCTGGCACGGAGGGTGAGGCCGTGCCGGCTGGTTGAGCCCTGCTCAGTCGCCGCGAAGGCGCTTGCGCTCGGCCTCGGGAAGCTGCATGTATTCGTCGTCGGTGATCTTGGTCGGGTCAATCGCCGCCGCCGTGGAGCGGTTTCCAAGGCCGGCCTGCACGCTGGGGGGCTGGAGCATCGAGTGCTGGGCCCCGCGTTGTGCGGCTCGCTCAGGGCGTATATCAACAGAACCACCCTGCCCCTGGATACCCCCAGGGGGGTGACCTGCCGGCGCGAAACGCGGCGCGATGGTTTGGACTGCTTCTGTCATGGCCTGGTGCAGGGGCATGCCGCGGCTGGTTTTGAACGCCACGGAGGCCTCGATGAGGTCCATGGCCTCCGCGCCCTCGGGCTCCTCGAGCCACGGATAGGCCTGGAACAGGCTCTCCACGGTCTCGGTGGCCCGTGCCTGCGCCGCGCTGGCGGCGTTGGCCTGACGGTAGCGCTCAAAGGCAGCGTCCTCGATGGCCGCATTGATCTGCATGCGCAGCTTGGCGGCCTCCTTGGTGTCGCCGTCCAGCATCAGCTGCGCATACTGCTCCTCGGCCTGGGCGACATCGAGCTGCCGGCGCTCAGCGGCCGGTGCTGGTGCAGCCGCAGGAGCGGCCGTCTGGACCGGTTGGCCGCCGCGCAGCTGAGCCAGCTCAGCCTCCAGCGCTGCAGCACGCTCCAGCGCGGCCTTGCGCTCGTCGTTGACCTCGTTGAAGCGGGCCCGAGGGATGCCGCCGCCGCGCGTGCCCTGGCCTCCAGTGCCATCATCTTCGGCGCCATGGGCCGCGTCACCGCCGGCGGGCGGCTGGCCACCGCCCTCTCCGCCTTCGCTGGCCACCAGAGCCTGCAGGGATTCTTGGCTCAGGTCGTCGCCGTCCAGGTCGCCGCGCAGCTTGCGGCGCTCCTCCTCGGGCAGGGCCAGGTAGTCGTCGTCGGAATCTGCCACGGCGGTGTCGGTACCGGTGGTGTCGGAGCCCTCTTCGCCAGCAGGCGCCATGTAGCGGAACAGGATCTTCTTCAGCAGCGGGTTCATGGTTCTTCCTCTTCGGTGGTGGATTGGTGGGTCACTTCTTGCCGGGGGTCTGCAGGTTCTGCAGCTCGGCGATCTTTTCCTTGGCCTTGGCCAGGGCGGCTTTCAGGCGCTTCGGGTCCTTGCGGATCTCCTCGGCGCGCGCCAGGGTGCGCATGTCGTCTTCGGCGCGCCAGTCGGCATCGGTGGATGCCATTGCGATGTTCTTGGGCATGTAGTGCTCCTCCGGGTTCGAGGCCAGCGGCCGGTCAGATGCCCGCGAGCCGTTGGACAAACGCAGCCAGCAGGTCTCGCTGTGCGGCGTCGCTGAGGCCGCGCCCCGCTGCTAGAACATCCTTGGCCTCGCAACGGGTGCATTGGTAGAGGCCGCTCGGCCCTGGCTTTCCGCAGGTGACCACCTCGCCGTGGCCCCAGCTTCTTCGCACGCCGCAGTGCGTCTTCGGCAAGGCTGGGGGCGCCTTGGCGCGCCAGTCGGCGCCGATGTTGAGCGGCTGGTTCGTGAGTCGGCCCATGGGGTTCTCCTTCATTTCGTGGTGGTGTCAGCCCAGATCCGGGCCGGGTCGCTCGATGCCGCCCTCCTGGCCTGCCGCCGGGCTGGCGGGGCTGGCCGGTGTCAGCGGGTCGGTGTTGCGCTGCGGGGCGTCCAGACCGGGCAGCGCCTGGCTGGGCTGCGGCACGATGGGTCCGGCGTCGCGGTCCACGTAGCCGGCAGAGCGCAGCATCGAGTCGGCGATCGGAGCCGCACCTGGGTTGCGCGCGATCTCCAGGGCAGCCTGCGTGCCGCTGTACTGAGCCTTGATGGCCACGTCCACCGCCTGCGCGTCGGTCTTGCGGGCCTGGGCATCGATCAGCCGGGCCTGTGCCTCGGCGCGCGGATCGACCGGCGGCTGCTGGCCCTGCATGCTGGCCAGGATCTCCTGCTTGTCGGCCAGGTTGGAGTGCTTGATCAGAGTCGGATCCGGGATGGCCACGCCGGCCTGCTTCATCTCCAGGGCCTGTTTGAACTGCGAGTTCTCGAAGGTGACCTGGGCCGGCTGCTCCGTGATCACCACGTCATAGGTGCCGATGGTCACGTCGTTCAAGTAGCGGCCCGTACCGGGATCGAAACGGTTGATCTCCAGGGTCTGGTCCGTGGGCTTGCCGGTCAGCGGATCGGTCTCGGTGATCCGGAACACCCGGTAGCTGTCGTAGTAGCGCTGGATCAGCTTCAGGATCCGCTTGGCCAGCAGCCGGCGCGTGTACGCCAGGTTGTCCAGCGGCACGGCAAGTTGCTGCTGGGCCGCGAACTGTTTGGACTGGATCGCGATGCCGGGCTCGTTGGCGCCGCCGATGCCGCGCATGGCCTCGGGCACTGTCACGTCCTTGAGCACGCCACTGGCCCGGTCCAGGATGCGATCCATCCCAGAAGGCACCTGGTTGGGCTGGATCTTCTCGGGCCTCCGGGCTCCCTTCTTCACCTCGATGTGTAGCCCAGTGGCGCCGCCGCGCATCTCCAGCTCGTTGGGGCTCATGTTGGTGATGCTGCCCTGCTCCGTGATCCAACCACCATTGGCCGAGCTGCTCAGGATATGGATGATCTGGGACATCGCCTTGTTGACGATCTCCTGCGGGCCGATGGCATCGTCCACCATGCCGCCGGTACGGCCGCGCCGGAAGTAGGCGAAGTACGGCACCACCGTGAAGTGCTCGTAGGGGCTGAAGGTGTCGTGCAGCGTCGCGGTCAGCGTGGTGACGGTCCACTTCACCCGGCGGCGCATGCGCTTGGCACGCACCGCGCCCTGGGCCAGCGCGTCCTCGATGGAGTCCGGCGCCATGTGCTCCTCGATCTGCACGTCCCCTGTGTTGGGCCAGACCATGCAGGCCGTCTGCTCAAAGACCCAGCGCTGGCGGTCAATGATGCGGTAGCGCACCAGACCGTCCTCAGCCACCGAGCCAGCGTCGTAGGCGCCCAGGCGGTTGCGGCTGGCGAACTTGCTGCGCGATTCCTCGTCGTCCAGCTCGCCGAAGTCAACGCCCCCGTCGTGGCTGTCCTCGGCCTTCTTGCGCGCGTCCTTGCCGTACAGCTGCTCGATCTCGTCCAGCGTGAGCCAGCGCGTGATGATGACGTCGCTCCACTTATCCGGGTCATAGCTCTTGGCGTCCGGGTCCGGGATCACGTCCATGGGATCCAGCGTGCTGAGGGCGATCTCGCCCAGGATGTTGTCGTCGAAGCACATCCGCAGGTCGAAGTACCCGCGCTGCTGGATCACGCCGTCGCTGAAGACCTGGGTTTCGTGCCAGTGCAGGCCCGCCATGTCGGCCACCTGCATGGCGACCTTGGACAGGATCGTGGCGCGGTCCAGGTCCGCGTCGCCGCCGCGCGGCTTGAACGCGATGTCCACGCGGTTCTGGATCTGGTAGCCGATGGCCGCATTGATGGAGGGCTTGATCTCGTTGAGCTCGTAGCAGGGCCGGCGCTCCTCCTCGAGCTGCGCGCGCGCCCCGGGCGTCCACTGCTTGCCCTGGCCCATGTACATGTCCTCGCAGCGCTGGGCCTGCGGCAGGTAGTCCAGGTGCCCACGGTCCTTGCCGTACTGGTAGCGGTTCCAGTTGGCCCGGGCAGCGTCGTCCAGGCTGCTGGTGATGGAGATGGTGTTGTTCATGGTCATGCTGCTGATTGGTCCCAGCCACGGCGGCCACCACGCGCCATGGCGCGCACACGGTCTTGCAGGCTCAGGCGCGGGCCATGGCCAGGGATCAGGGGGATGGGCGCCGGCAGGTCGTCCACGAAGGTCATGGCCACGCTGTCGCCCTTGTCGGGGGAGCGGCCCAGCACTTCGCGGATCTCGTCCTTGCTGTTGATCTGGATGGCCGTGCCCTTGCCCATGGTCACGACCTTGAATCGGGGTGCGGCCAGGTCGCCTTCGAGCTCAGGGTCTGGAGGCAGCGCGATGGGCTCCGGGCCGTGCGGATCCAGGGCCTCGCGCAGGCGCCAGTACATCTCGGCCCGCTTGTTGCGGAAGTGCAGCTGGCCGGCCTTGTCCATCTGCTCGCTGGCGTTGGATGCGACTACTGGATGGATGTGCAGGCCCAGGCCCACCAGGAAGTCGTAGGCGCTGGAGCCGCAGCCGATGCTGTCCACTGCGATGGGTGCACCGTCGCGCACCAGGGGCGTCACGAAGCCCGCCGCCGTGGGCCCGTCATGCGTCACCACGCCCGGCGCTGTCACCAGGCGGTCGAACCAGCGGTCGTGGCGCCGCGCCGCTGAGGACTTGTCCAGGCCGCCGCGTGACGGGTCGAACCCCATGGCAGTCATCGGCCCCTTCTTCTCGGGCTCCTTCCAGCGCGCCATGGCCGCCTTGATCCACTCCGTTGGGATCAGCTGCCACACCGGATCGGCCGCGCCGGCACTGAAGTCACCGCGCAGCATCTGGGAACGCAGAGGCTCCGGCAGGGCCTGCAGCTGGGCCTTGTAGCCGGTCGCCATCAGGAACAGGTTGTCATCCACGCGCGAGGGGATGAAGGTACGGCTCTTGGGCTGCATCAGCTCGCCGGACACCATCACGGGCTCAGGGCCGGCCACCTCCTGGTCCTCGCCCTTCTCGTTGGAGATGTACCACCGCAGCTCGCCGGGCTTCGCTGGGTTCGGGTGGCGAGGATCCAGCCACGGCGCCCCGAAGCGCTTCACCCACGCGCCCTCCGGCCCCGGCGGCG